GTAAACTTCTTATAGAGATCGATGTAATCAATGATAGCGACACCAGTGATGTCATACGAGACATGCTCACGACCCATGATTGTTACGTTCTTGCGACGCACAAGTCCCCATGGAGAGAACTTCTTCTTCATGGTTGTATCATCCTCAGAGCAGAACAACCGTTCAACTCGAGAGATTAGATATGCAATATCGAAAAGGTCGCAGTTCCAACCTGTAATAATGTCAGGATAATTCTCAGTGTAGAAACGAACGAACGTCTGTAGAAGATCTCGCTCATTATCGCAGTTGACATACAAGAACTTGTTGCCTTGGGCACGAAGATTCTCGACTTCCTCGCACTTATCATTAAACTCGCCACAACCGAATGTGATAATCTGACGAGTGATAAGATTCTTAACAGTGATCAGGAGAACTTCTTCGATCGGATTTTGAACATTAGGAAACCCGTGCTCTGAAGAAGTTTCAATATCGATAGTCTGAATGTTTAACTGAGTAATATCCCACTGGATTTCTCCAGGATATGTATGGGTAATATATTGATACCCATAATTAGTTTGACCATAGATCGGGAAGTTCTCTACTTGACCATATGTCTGGACAAATTCTTTTGCTTCATTGTTATTGGCAAATTCTACAGGTTGTAAGTCCTCTCCGTATAGAGACTTAAACTTACTGGGTTCTTTTGACTTCACATATAAAGTCGGGGAGAACTCTGCCCTCGTAGTAAAACGCACACCATTATGTACTCCACGGACTAAAACCTTGGAACCATACTGGTGTGCGCATGTATAAAATTTCATGTAAATCCCTCATTATCAAATACTACTATACTATAAAACATAACAAAAGTAAAGGGATTATTATTTCTTTCTTCTTGATAATAGTAATTCTAAATCCATATCCTTTGTACCCCCATCATACGCAAGAGCATATCCCTCATCAATCATCTGGTTATTCAATGAAGTCTCTTGACCGTTGATGAATAGATGACCAATGATACGACCATATTTCTCTGTACTATCTGGTAACTCAGTTTTGATCAGAATATCTTTAGCATTTGCAAGAGTTTTCTTCATCCACTCTTTAGACTCAAGTCCCAATGCTTTTTCTTTGAGATTTGTTGTTCGACTTTCTGGAGTATCAATACCTGCAAGACGAATTCTTTTAGTAAGGGAAATATCAAAACCAAGGTCGATATCAGCGTCAATAGTGTCGCCATCTACAACTTTGGTAACTGATTTAATACGGTAAATATACGGGTCTATGTTTGATTGTGTCATACAATAAGTTTACTTTCTGGAATTACCAGACCCGAACCATACCGAGAATTATACTCATTGAGCATGCCCACTTCTGGGTCGAAAATTGAAACAATTGCGCCACCACGGATCGGGACAATACTGTCCTTAGCATATGCGCAGAATGGAGCAAGTCCAATGCCAAACTGGTTATTTTGACCTTGGGGAACCATCATAATTAACAGGGGTTTACTGAGAACAACAAGGTTTCCATCATCAAACTCAGAAACATCTGCAATGATTTCATCCCCACTGATCAACTTAACACACTTGACATTGGACATACTTTATACCTTCATTATTTAAATTAAGATTACTTAGTTTTACCTTCTGCTAAGAATTCGGCAGCTTGCGACGGATACTCATTTTCCTCATCGGTGATGTCGATTTTCTTTGCTTTCTTTTCTTCTGGAATAAATGCTTCAAGAAAAATCTTCAGCATACCATTAACCAGAGAAGAACTCTTTACTTCAACATTGTCGGCGAGAGTGAATTCACGTTTGAATCCTCGCTCGGCAATTCCCTTGTAGAGATATTCAGTAGACTCCGATGACTCACATTTTCCGTGAATACTCAACAGACCCTCTTGCAATTGAATATCAATCTCCGACTTACCGAAACCAGCAACTGCCAGTTCGATTACGTATCGATCTTCATCGACTTTCTTGATATTGTATGGGGGGTATTTAATTGGCATCATTAGCGTCGATTGATCAGCGATGTCTGCCAATCTCTTCATGACGCGATCAGCGCCGACGAAATAACGGTCGAAGTCTGCTAGATTAGTTGTATTAAATTTCATAATTGTTCTCCTATTAAGCGAGATTAAAAAAGTGTGCCATCCGAAGCATGGCACTCTCTATTTATATTATATTTTTAAAAGAAGGGAAAATTATTTTTTAAGTATTTCCCATGTTCCATCATAATTTTCTACAAGAGCGGTGCAACTCTCACACCAGTCACCATCGTTCATGTAAACAATCTCATCATATTGTGTAATTTCCGCATGATGAATATGTCCGCAGATAACTCCATCGTAACCCTTGCGTTTACAATAGTAAGACATTTCTTTTTCGAACTCACCAATATAATTAGCAGCAAGTTTTGCTTTACGCTTTAAATACTTTGCTAAACTCCATGGTTGCATCCCGAGCAGTCTTCTTGATGCATTAATAATCTTATTGACATAGAGCAGAGAGTCATATGCAAAGTCTCCAAGATGCATAATGACTCGACCAGTCTTTGTTCGCATCAAGTTATCGAAGAGATCACCATGCACTACCAAATAGCGTTTACCATCTACTCCAACATGAACACATCTATGTTCTACTTGGATTCTACCAATTGATATATCTGGGAACGATCTAAAAATTTCATCATGATTACCAGTGACATATATTACTTCTGTCTTTTCTGACATCTTGAGTATTTTTCTGACAATTTGGTTGTGTATTTTTGGCCAATACCATTTCTTTTTGAGTCGCCACACATCGACAATATCTCCGACAAGATACAACTTTTCAGTTCGAATCATAGATAGAAATTCTAACAGAGCATCAGAGTTGCAATGCTTGGACCCAAGATGTAAGTCTGATATGAATACGGATTTGTATTTTTTGCCCGTATTCATTGGCATATACAAAATTACCTTTTTGTTCCAATATTATATTTTTGGACCAGTTCCCACTCACCCTTTTCTTTGTGAGCGATAATCTTAATTTGATTTAGTGGTGCAAGATTTTCGTGCAGTTCTGGATTCTTAATGTCTACCAGACCCCAATCACCAAGCAACTTGGCAATGGTGTTTCTACGTTCTAGATCATTGTCGCTAAAGTCAGCACCCTTGCCATCTAGAGCAAAAAGTTCCTTAAAGTGAACAATGAAGTATCTACCTTGTTTATGTAGAATATGGCAGGACTGGAAAAGAGTCTTTTCCTTGCGTGATGCTACACCAATACGCGAAAGAGTTTCGCGAACCTTTAGAAAATCATCTGGAGTTTTAAGAGTTATCTCTAGTGGAGCATACCCAGGAAAGTTAATGTCAAAAAAATCATCAGTCATTTAGTACCACCTTTATACAATTTCTCTTTTATGTATTGTTTTTGTTCTTCAGAGAGAATTGCAAGTACTTGGCGTGCTTTTTCATTGCTATAACCATAATACTCTTTGATCAACTCTACATCAGCATTCTTTTCGGTCTTTAACCACTTATCCCAACGGTTTTTTGCCCGTATAGTATTTATAAGAAACGCATTCTGTAGAGCATTATCGAGGTGGGGACGACAATTCATCTCATTCGCTTGAATAATAGTCTCGCGATTTAATGAAAGTGCTCGATTAATGATATATGGGGTGTATTGTTTCTCCGATCTTTCGTCTACAATAAGATTTTTTTGTTGATTGATATTCTTGACAAACTCAAATGGACTTATCTTAGATATCTTTTCAACATAATCTTCTGAATTGTAAATCTTAGTAGGTGCACCCAAACCTTCTAGGATTGCTTCTGTCATTTCCACACCGCAGTCGCCATGATGTCAGTCAAACATGCAACCAGATTGATTTCCTGATCGACTGCAAATGCTGCCTTGTATTGATAGTCTGCAAGAAGAAGAATGATAACAGGGATATTTTTAAACTCATCAAGGTACACATCATAGATCTTGCGAATGATAGCATTGGGATCATTGTCCATATTATCAACGACCCATGAGCGCATCTTCGCCCAATCTTTGCCTTGAAGATAAGTCAACAGACTTTTCATATCAAGATCTTTATTGCTAATGAGAACACCCTCATCAATAGTGCCACCGACACTATAACGTTGAAGTTCGTTTAGGACGCGACGATAATCAGGAAAATGCTTCTTGAGAACATGAGCAACCACCTTCTCATCAAAGGTAACATTCTCTCCACGAAGAATGTCAGTCAATCGTTTCATGAAACGACCTGCCATTTTCGGACGATCTGCCTTGGTAAGTTTAAATTCGATAACTGCACACCGACTATGCAGTGGAGAAATAATCTTATCCTTAAAGTTACAGGTGAAGATAAATCGACAGTTATTCGAGTATTGTTCGATGAACGCACGAAGCGCAGGTTGTGTTGAATTTGGATTGAGGTAATCTGCCTCATCAAGAATTACGATCTTGGGTTTACCATTAAATGAAACCGACGCAGCAAACTCTGTAATCTTTGTACGTAGAGTATCAATATTTCTATCATCAGAACCATTGATAATTAGATAATCACATCCAAGTTCTTCACAGACTGCGCGAGCGATGGTAGTCTTACCAACACCCGCAGAACCACAGAGAAGCATGTTAGGAATTTCGCCAGATTCAACAAACTGGCGGAAGGTATTTAATTGTGCATCTGGAAGGATGCAGTCGTCCAATTTACGAGGACGATACTTCTCGACCCAGAGAAACTGCGCATTGCTCATAATAATCTCCATAATAAAAGGTGGGTGATGCCTCATCGATGACGCTCTTCGCAGCAGCAGACATCACCCTCAGCGAAGTTTGACTAACTATTCGATTGCAACCAATGCAAGATAGTGTATGGATCAGTCTCTCCATACGGATCAGTCTCACAGTTATCTTCCTTCCCAGGTTCGATAAACCACTTCTCGATCTTACCGTTGTCTACGACAACTGCATAACGCCAAGAACGAATACCAAAACCAAGATTGTCCTTATAAACTTCCATGTTCATACCAGAAGTAAACTCTGCAGAACCATCAGGGATAACCTTGACATACTCAAGGTTTTGCGACTCTGCCCACTTATTCATCACGAAAGAATCATTGACCGACAGGCAGTAGATCTCGTCGATACCATGAGAGTAAAAACTCATCGCCAGTTCGTCAAATCCAGGAAGTTGCATCGTCGAACAAGTAGGAGTAAATGCTCCAGGAAGCGAGAATAGGATAACACGTTTACCTGCGAACAAATCAAACGATGTCACATCTTCCCAGCGATAAGGATTATCGCCATCGATGGATTCGTCTCGAACGCGAGTCTTGAAGACTACACTCGGAACAACTGTTGGTAGATTATCATGCACTTGGATTCTCCACTTGAACATCCCAATCATTGAGAATCAGGAACTTATTAAACTGACGGATGACTTCATCGACACTACCCGTAGTAAATTCAATAGAGGTTGCTCGACCAGTTTCATCAGCATCATATGGAACTCGCGCATTGAAAGTAATTTCTAATTTTTGCATGTTCTTATCCTTATACGACCGACGAGGGTTCCATTGCCAACCAGTATTCCAACTTCTTGGACAGGTTGTTAAAGTGCATTGCCTTCTTCTTTCCGAGAGTTACCTCATAGTCGTCAGCAATAACCTTCAGATTCTCAACCTTCAGTCGGCAATCAAAGTCACCTTCTGCATTATTGTCAAGTTCGCGACGGAATGCATTCGCACGAGGATTGGCAGGGTCACTAACAGTCAGAGTCACCTTACCACCCTTAGAGACAACGCTCATGGTTGGGGCAGAAAGAATAGACGCTGCCTTCTGAACCATACCGATCTCAGAAGAAGTCATCTTGAAGGTGAAGAACGGATCGATCTCGAGAGTCTTATAGGGAGCAGCGGTAACAACCGAGGGATCAGCGTAACCATACTCGAATTCTGACTTGTCCTTGCGAAGGAACATGCTCGACTCTTCAAACTCGATATCTTGCTCGTCCCAGATGCTGAGAAGAGCGAGGAGATTGGGGAGATCATACACTGCGAATTCGCGAGGGAATGATTCAGATACAGTGGCAAGAGTCAGAATGTTCTTACCTTCACTTACAGTCGCAAGAACAGAACCTGCACGAACGACAATGTTCGTATTAATCGAGGCAAAGTTCTTTAGAACTGCGAGAGTTTCGTTAGAGATCTTCATAATATATTAGTCCTTAGTATTCAGAGAGGTTTTAAGAGATGGTAATGTAATAGTACCACCATTGGTTATACTATCATTGTTAAAGAAAGTCAAGGTATTTGTTGTACTTCCCATAGTAGTAAAGTTGTCATTATTAATGATTAGATCGGTTATCGAATCTTCTTCATATTCTTTATCATGCACATGCAGAGCAATAATCGCGTAATGAATAACTTTCATAAGATCTTTACGCCAGTCATCAGGAGTTCCTTTATTACCGTAACGCTGGGCATACTTCATGATGTTGCCAATAGTAAACCCCTCACCATGACCACCGTCGATAATAAATTCAGTTGCCTGAAACTTATTCTGAGAGTAGTGTTCATTGTATGTGGAGTTTATATAGTCGGTGATCTCCCGTAGGAAATCACCCTCATTATACTTATACTTAATTGTCATGTTTTCTCCTTAAAATGGCATTTCTTCAGTTTGATCAAAATAGGAATCATTGTTGTCTGTCGGTTCAGCGACAGAGTCCGCATTCACATCAACCTTGCTATAGAGGTCGAGGAATGCTGCCTTGGTGTCAGCGTCGAAACGGTTGACGCACAACTGGATTGCCTTAGAACGGTCGCCGAACATCGCGAAGGCATTGACGATGTGCTCAAGACGACGAGTGGAAACTAGTTCGTCGACACCACCGTCATAGAAAGTCTTACGGATGATTTCTGCCCACGTGGTCAGTTTGTCAGCGAATTCTTCGTCAACCTTTCCTGCCTTTTCCATCTTATTCATCACGATCTTCTTTTCGATCTTGGCGGAAGGATATTCCTGCTCAACAGTGATGGCAAAACGCTCAAGGAAAGCATCGTCGAGGATTTGGGCAGACATAAACTTGCCATCGTCAGAACCACGACCCTTGGTGTTAGCAGTGGCGATGACGTTGAACCCTGCCTTGGGGTAAATCGTCTCGCCAGTTTTCTTATTGAAATAAGGTTTACCCTCAAGGATTGCTTGAAGGCACATCATCTTGTTCGAACCACGGTCGATTTCGTCAAGGATGAGGATAGCACCACGCTTCATGGCGGTCAGAACTGGACCTTCGCGGTAGACAACGTTACCGTCGATCAGAGTGTTACCACCGATCAGATCGTCTTCGTCAGTTTCGATAGAGATGTTAACACGAATGCATTCACGCTTCAACTTAGCGCATGCCTGTTCAATCATGGTGGTCTTACCGTTACCAGACAGACCAGAAACGAACGTCGGGTAGAACACACCAGCGTTCAGAATCTTGATTAGATCCTTATAGAAACCAAACGGGACATAGGTCTTGTCGACCGAGGGAACAAGATTCTCAATGAGAACTTCTAACTTAGGAGCGATAACAATCTTCGCTGGTTCGCGAACAGGCATCGGGATAACGTTACCTGACATCAGAGGTGACAGATCGTACTTACCACGACCGATGCGGTGCTCGGTCATGTTTAGCAACCAGAAAGGAATCTTCTGACCGAGGTCACGGGCAGCAGCGACGATTTCCTTCTTAAGGAAAATCCCATTTTTGCTGTTGGAGTTGGAGAGTTTTTCAAGCAGTGCTTCACGGTTCATAATCATATTCATCATCCTCACATCATCATAATATAATACATTCTACCGCAATTTTGCGGTAAAGTCAACAGTTTTTTCAAGAAAGAAGCGTCAATTCACGACGTTCAGACAATTCATAAGTACCATCATTGCAGAAGTCATAATATTCAACGGTTTCATCAAGAAGAAGAATAAACCCAGCACCGTTGGGATAAACAGCACGAAGGACACCATTTTCATCACGCGACCATTTAAGGAGGACGAGAGTTTCAAGTTCAGAGGGGAAATCAACCATAATAAAATTTTCCTTTTCAAATTATATACACAGTATACCCCAAAACTGCGATAAAGTCAAGCCCTATTCTTGCGATATATGTAAAAAAGATATAAGATTATCCATAGAGGCCACAGCGAAAGCGCAATCAAAAACGCTGCACCCAACACATAAAATGCTAAGACCAAAACCGCGATTAATCCAATAAATTCTAACATAGACTTCTCCCGTAACCACTCTAACATAGACTTCTCCCGTAACCACTCTAACATAGACTTTCCTCCGAACATTAGGCGACTGCCCGAATCATTTTGGTCAGCAGAACACGGTTTGCTTGCTTTCCGTTTTGCATTTTCTTGAATGCTTGGAAGATTTGCTTTGTATTCTCACTATCAACAGTCAGAGTGTCAGTACCGATCTGCAGGTTCTTGCCACCTGGAACGAGGAAGCGATTGTGGAACCCACCGTGGTTGTCGAGAGTGAACACACGATCCTTAACCCATTCTGTCTTCCACTTGGTGTCGAAGTTAGAGTCATCACCGAGCATACGACGAGCAGTATGCTTTTCGCTATATCCCACGATGAAGAAGTTGATCACTCGCGAACCAGTCACCTGACCGTAGAGTTCGAGCAGTGCATTTGAGTAGGCAGAACGCATACCCTTATCACGGTCGTACTTTACCGTAACCGACTTACGAGTCTTTGCATCTTCAATGGTCAGATTGCTATTACCGTAGTAGTTATGGGTATTGGTGCTGAAGTTATTGTCACCGTCGCCATCAGTCAGGAACACGGTGGACAAAACTTCTAGGCGATGCTTCGAGCGGAACTGCTCAGCAATCGAACGAGCAACAATAACTGATTCCTCGAGAGGAGTCGAACCAAGACCGAAGTGATCAGGGTATCTGTAAGTGACATTGTTATAGTTACCATACATACGACGATTATCATATGCATGACCAAGATGCAGTAACTCTTTTACAGCATTATTAAACTGTGCACTAGAGCAACTGCCATCGAGGAACTGATATAAGAAGAAATTTGAATCAGCAATCTGGATATCATTCTTGTTTTCACCAGTGGTAATTTCACGATGTTCGCGATTGTATTCAGGGAATGCAGTTTTAGCAAACTGATTATTTATAAATCCATAAACTTCCATTGGGATGCGCACCTTGCGGCAGAACATCGCCAGCGTAACCATCTGCTCGATCGTACCTTTCATGTTCATGTCCATAGAACCAGACATGTCGAGGAACATAAGCATACCGTGGTTCTTACCGTTAGGCATAATCGTGTGACGAGCGAACAGATCTTCGCTGATCTTATGCGCCCACAAACGATCAGTGTCAAGACGACCAGTCTTAGCAACAGTCGCACGAGCAAACTCAGATGCCTTACGACGCATTTCGAATTCTTG